CGGCCTCGATGCGCTCACGCTCGGGCGTGTCGCCGTAAGCGCACACGACGCCGTAACCGTAGCGCTCCAAGTGCTTGCGCACGTACAGCAGCGGCTCGGTATGGTGGAAGAAACACACGCGCTTGCCTGCGCCGCAGTCGAGTTCCATCTTGAGAAGATCAGCGTAAGGCACAGCCTTGGCCTTGCCGACCAGACGGCGCACGACGGCCACGTAATCGGCTGACAGCAGGCCGATGTCGCCTTGTTCGATAGCGTCGATAATGACTTGTTCGAGGTGCGGATACGCCTCAAGCATCTTCGTCAGTTCGAGCGCATCGCCTTCAAGCAGAAGTTCCGTCAGGAAGATCGGCGGCAGGTACATTCCGACTTGTTGGTGCGTGCGCCGGATGCTGTTGTTATAGATCAGCCGTTGCAGCGTGTCGCGGTGTTCGTCCTTGATCGTGTGACGCGCGCTATAGGTCGTGACGCGCTTAGTAAAGAAGTGTTCCACGAAGTCCTTTTGCGGCATGTCGATAGCGTTGGCAAAGCGCAGGAACGTGTAAACGTCGAGCGGATCGTTGGCCATGGGTGTACCCGTGACGTGATAGGCGTTGACGGCCCATTGCGTCAGGGAGTTCTCGCCGTCGGCCTCGTACCCAAGCAGCGCACGGCTGCGGTTAGACGTCGTGTTCTTGAGGTAGTGCGCTTCGTCAAACGCCAAGAAGTCGATGAACTCGCCGTGCTTCTTGTAATCTCGCATCCACTTCGTCATCTGTTCGTACGACGCCAACAAGATGTCAAAGCGCCCGCGCGACCACGCGATGAAGTCGTGGATATTCTTGCCCTTGCAGACGCGGCGGTCATAGACGCTGAACCGCTTAATCTCTTTCATCCAGTTTTCGCGCAGCATGGCCGGGCAGACGATGACGCCACGTTCGGCTAGAAGCCTATCCATTGCGCCAATCGTCGTCGCCGTCTTGCCGATGCCCATTTCGTCGTGAAGGCCGAAACGGTCTCGCGTAACCATCAGGTCCGCCGCTTGGGCTTGGTAGTCAAAGAGTTGCAGTTTCAACCTGTAAGCCTTTTCGGATCAATAGCCCTGCTTGTACGCAGATTAATACACGCGCCCAAGCGGTAATCAAGCCCCGCCTCAAATTCTTCGCGCATGGTTTCTGGTACGTCTGCGGGCGAGTTGCGCGGTACGCCGTACGCGCGGAACAACTGCGTGATAGCGTCGTCAGGCGCGTACGGTTCGTTCGCGTACGCAACCAGCTTCGCCGGGACTTCAAGCCAACTCATTTCCAATACCCTCTTGCTCGACCAGATCAGCGGCCTTGCGGAGCGTCTCGGCCAAGGTGCGGCCTTCGGCGGGCAGGGCATAATCAGGGCGTACCTTGACCCATATCAGATAGCCCTTGATGGCGCTATCGGCCCTGTTGTGCTGCGGGTACGCCTTGAACTCGTGATTGCTTGCCATGTCAGGCTCCTGTGTCCGCGACCTTATAGGCCGTGCGCCAGCCTTCGCCGGGCTGGATAGCAGGTTTCTTGGCCATCTGGGGCAAGAGGTGGTCCGCCCCGTACCTGGCGATCATAGCGGCCTCTGCGCGGTCCAGCTTCTTGCCGCCTCGGTCGCCCCGGAACACATGGCGGTCGTCAGGGAACAGTTCGTCCGCGCGCGCCATGATCGCGCTGTCATCGGCCTTCGTCTTGCCGGGCACGCGCATGTACGCTTTCCACGTCATGGGCGTAACGGTTTCGATGATGATGTTACTGTAGAAGCAAGCCATGTACAGGACGCCGACGCCGTATCCGAACGTGAACGCGTGAGCGGCGTTCTGGTGCGCGCGACCGCCAACGGCTTCCATGACGATCAGTTCAACGCCCATAACTTGGAACTCGTCGAACATATCGGCGATTGCCATGGCGTCGAGGCGTGGCCGCTTGCGCTTGCCGACAACTTGATACCAAGTCGGCATGTCTTGCACAGGGCCGACAAGGCGGCGGCTTTCGGTATCGTACACAGCGAACGCGCCTGACGATCCAGGGTCTATGCCGAGGATCAGCATTACTGCCGCCACATCGGATTGCGCTTGCTGCGCGGTTCGGCCACGGTTCCGGGCTTGAGCGTGCGGACGTCAGCCATGACGACCTCGGACGCGACGATGTGGACGTAAAAGCGCCCCGGCTCGTGATCCTGCTTGTCCTCGTCCACACCACCGCGCGACGCGATGATGACAAGCGGCAACTCGACCTCGTGCGCCTTGCGTTCAAGCGCTGCGTACACGCCGTCCTGGATGACAGCAGGCCAGTCGTCCAATGTGCCTTCAAGATACCCGCTGACGGGCACGATCAGGTCAAAGGTTCGGATTGAAGGGATGCCGGGTGCTGCGGTGTCCACGAGGGTTTTCCTTTGGGATAGTGCGGCCTTGGTGCGACATACGCAACACGCGCTGCATACGCTCGCGATCTAGCTGCTTTTGCATTTCCGATTGAATGGCCATTAGCAGCCCAAGCTTTTCAGCCACGTAACCGCTAATGCGCCACCAAATTTCGTCGTCGTTCAGCCCTGCAACGTCGCGCATCGGTCGCAGCAGGGGGGCTAGTTCTTCGTACGGTACGCCTATGTTGTGCGCGAGCATCCGTGGCGGTTCGTCCAGCGCCTTGCAGATGCGCCAAAGGAACGTGTCATCGCCTTGAGGCAACGGAAGTCGTCTTACTCGCATCTGGCAACCATCCGTCCGAGCCTTTGCCCGTCTCGTATTCGCTTGCCGCCATGCGAGGGCACGGCGGCGGTTCGGGGTCGTTGACGTCCCAGACAAGCCCGCAGGCCGCGCAGTTCATCTGGTCCGAGTACTGACGCGCCAAGCAGTTCATGTCAGATCACCGGATCGTGCGTGATGCCGTCGAGGTAGCCCAGGGCGGTCAGCATCTTGTTCGCGCGCTCCACGACTTCGCGGCGCAGCACGGCGTATTGATCGCCGTCGGGCGAAAAGTCGCTCTTGCCCTTGAAATAGTTCGTGTACGTCGAGCGCGAGATGCCAAGCGCCTCTGCCATGGCCGTGTCGCCCGCGCCGCAGTGCTTGAGGTTCGTCAGGACTTCCAGCGACATGGTGTTCTCGGCCTTTGCGGCCACGCGCGAGGCTTCGGCCTTCCGGTCGCGGTTGCGCTTCGGCTTGGCGTCGAGGTTCAGCAGAATGTCGCACCATGTCTGCGCGTGGTCGTCGCTTTCCGTGTCGATGACGTCCATCTGCAAAGCGCCAATGCCGTCCTCGTCCAACCCGAGCCGAGCGCCCGCAGCGTTGACCAGAATTTCGTCGTCTCCGGTCGCGATCAGGTCAAGATCGCTGTACACGTCCACGACGTCGAAGCCGCCGCCGAGATGCGCCTTGATCTTTTCAAGCGCTTGCTTGACCTCGTACCCTTCGGTGCTTGCGGGCGCGTTCATGTCGGTTTCCTTGTTGTCCAGGGCTTCTTGCAGCATTTGGCCCGTGATGCCTGCGCTTGCGAGCATCTGGTTGGGCGTCTTGTCGGAGGCGATGACTTTGTACACCTCTTTCGCAAAGTTGTTTGCGAAGGCTTGCGGGCCGTCAGGAAGCCACACGCCGCTTTCAATCGTGTGAAGGCCAAGCCAGTTCACCGAAAGCAATTCGGTGTACGGCTCGGTGTACGCTTCCACGATGTCGTCAAGCGCGCTTTCAAAGTCCGACTTGGCCTGAACGCCTTGCGTCTCGGCCATGTCCGTTGACCAGTCGCCGTTGATAAGCGTGAAGCCGTCAACCAGATCGGTCATCTCGTCGTTGACCTTGGCGGCGAGGTTCGCTTTGAACGACTTTTCCGCGATCTTGGCCGCTTCTTTCAAAGCCGTCTCGACGTTTGGGGATTTGCGGACAGCAGGGGAGGCAATCACCGTTGCAATGATCGCATCCGGTGCGTCCGCATGTTCTGAAATGTACATGGGTTTGCCTCGGTTTTGCATCTGTCGTCTATGAAGCATCCGCGCCAAGGGATGCAAGAGGGACGGCGCGGATGCTCTTTAGACGACAGATCAGGCCGAGGCTGCGCCCTGGTTGTCGCCAGCCGTCGCGGGGGAGGGGGCCGCAGCGGTTTTCGGGGCGGTGCGCCAGATGCGGACGCCTTTGCCCCGCTTGGGGTCGTTGACGGTGCGGACCTCGAAGTTGTACGCGGCATCGGCCTTGCTGACGCGACGGCCAGCGCCCGACAGGCTGTTGGACAGCTTGCGGCACAGATCGTTGAACGCCTTTTCGCGCTCGGCATCGTCCTTGATGCTTTCCGGCACGTTCACGGTTTCGAGGAACGACGCGCCGATGGGCATACGCATCAGCTTGTCGCGGCGTTCGCGGTTGCCGCCGTTGCCGGTGGAGCGTTTGACTGCGGGCACTTCCAAGCCCAGGTCGAACTCGCCGCTTGCGGCGATTGCGGGCGATGCGGCGGTGGTATTCGGCGCTTTGGCCATGGTGTTCTCCTGAAAAGATGTCGTCGGCGTTGACCGTACACGCAACTAAACGCAAAACGCGGAGTGTGTCAACACCCCGCGCATATAGCCTTTTCAGGCAGATTTATCGTCAGCCGAGATGCGCCGCAATCGCATCGGCGATGCCCGGATACGTGCGGCTGCGTTCTTTCCATCTGTCAGCGCCCGGCGACAATCGGTTCTGTCCTGTATCCGTCTGGTTCGCCCAACGCTCAACGCCGTTGACTATCCGGCCTTGAACGCGCTTGGCCGGATCAATCGGCAGACGCATGGAAGCGTCTTGCTGCCCGTCCTTGTCCAGCATCCACAAGCATGTCGCCTTGGACGCAT